CAGATCTACTGCGTCGGTCACGCCCGCAGCCTGGGCCTCATCCAGAACTGGAACAAGGAAGGCAAGCGGCGTGGACCTGACTGAACTCCAGAACTACGTCTGGCAGCAGACGGACACGACCAACTCAGACCTCCCCGGCAACACCATCTCCAACTATCTGGACGAGGCGTTCCTGCGGACGATCGCGGCGGAGAACATCTGGCCCTACTACGAGTCGCAGTGGCAGCTCACCTGCCCGGCTGGCCAGTCGTCTATACCGCTGGCCGACAACGTGAACATCCCAGGCATCATGTCGCTGATCCAGGTCGGTGCCGGGCTCCGTATCCCGCAGGTCGATCAGAACGAGGCCGAGCAGCGCTGGCTCCTGTGGGACGACCAGGCGATCGCTGGGGATGGCATCTTCGGTGTCGGGGCGTACTCGATCTGGTCGCGCAGGCTCAACCTGTGGCCGCCGTCGCTGGCCAACCAGGATCGGGTGTTCTTCTTGCGTGGATACCGCCAGCCACTCCAGACGTTCGACCCCAACACCGGCCAGGTGGACGCTGACCCTCGCCTACATCGCGCGCTGGCCCACTACGCCATTGCCCTGGCCTACGCCCAGCAGGAGGATGACGTTCTCGAAGGTCGGTACATGGACCGCTGGCAGAAGGACGTGGAGATGGCGCGCAAGGCCATCATGGACCCGGCACGCAACCGCCCGATCGTGATGTACGGCAACTGGCGTCAGCGCCGTGGCGTCCCGTTCAGCGACGTACTCAGCGGTGGGTACGGCGCTGGCGGCTCAGGCTCGATGGTGTAGGAGAGACATGACGATTGACAACATCATCCTGATCGGCCCCCGAGGCCCGATGGGCGAACAGGGCCCTCCTGGTCCTCCTGGTCCTCCCGGCCCGCAGGGTCCGACTGGTCCGACCGGCCCGCAGGGTCCGGCAGGTCCGGCCTCAACCGTCCCCGGCCCGACTGGCTCCACTGGGCCGACGGGTGCCACTGGGCCCACCGGCCCCGAGGGGCCTCCTGGCCCGTCCGTCACCGGTCCACAGGGACCGACCGGTCCGCAAGGCCCCATCGGGCTCACCGGTCCGCAGGGCCCCGCTGGTCCGCAGGGTCCGATCGGACTCACGGGGCCGACCGGCCTCACCGGGGCGACAGGGCCACAGGGTCCGGCTGGTCCAGCCTCTACCGTCCCCGGCCCCACTGGCGCACAGGGTCCGCAGGGTCTCCAGGGCGAGACGGGTTCAGAGGGACCGGCAGGGCCGCAGGGTCCTATCGGTCCACAGGGTGGTGCCATCGGGTTCGCCCAGTTCAGCTACCAGTGGTCCACCGCCACCACCGCCACTCCGGCCACTGGCCGCATCCAGGCGAACAACACCAACCCGTCGCTCGTCACCACCATCTATATCCACGAGCAGTCCGACAACGGCGAGAACATCTCAACGTTCCTTGACGAGCTGACGGGCGGGGACTGGTTCAACATGTTCTCGGCCGCGGACGAGACCCGCGCCCGCCAGTACGACATCACCGGCCCCGGCGTCAAGACGGGCAACGTCTACGCCTATCCGGTGACGCTGTTCGCCCAGAGTGGCACGAACTTCTCGAACAACCTGGCGCTCAACCTCTACCTGCGCTTCGTCGAGCCTCCGCCCCCCGTGGTGCAGCTGCCGGTCATGCAGATCTCCGGCCCGACGGGGGACATCCAGGACAACACCGTCACGGTCATCCCTCCCATCCAGACGACCCTCACATTCGATGCCTCGGACGGGAAGTTCACCTACGACTCCACGATCACGGAGAACAACCGGTGCTCGCTCGGCGGCATCGTCGTGCCTCCCGGCGTCTACCAGATCACCGTCGATTGGTACGTCAACGCCAAGAGCGGGGTGACTCCGGTTGCCGCCGACGCCGTGCGCGTGTCGCCCGCCTACCGTCTGTACCCCTCCGGTGGGATCAAGAGGACTTTGACGGCCTACACGGCGCGGGGCGTCATCAGCACGGTCCAGAGCAGCCAGTCGTGGACGATCCGGATGACTGATGCGCAGAGCAAGATCTGGCTCGACTACCTCCAGACCTTGACACTCCCCTCGCCGCCGTCGGGGGCCGGGGCTGGCGCGCTGAGCCAGGGCAAGTTCACACTCACCGTCACGCAGCTGAGGCCAGGATGACGCGTCTCCAGGGGCAGTCGATCAGGGACTTCACGGGTGGCCTCAACATCCGTGAGAACTCGTTTCAGCTCGCTGACAACGAGAGCCCGGCAATGCTCAACGTCTTCGTCGATCCACGAGGTGGCTTCTTCACGCGCGAAGGTTGGGTGCGCTGGAACGATGACAACATCGCCGGGCCATGGGACCCGCGCAACGCCATGCTCCACCAGTATTCCGATGGAACGTTCGCCGTCTACCTGACGAACGACGGCAAGGTGTGGCGAGCCAACTCGGCCGGAGAGTTCGTTGACGCTGCTATCCCGTGCAGCGCCAGCCCTCACCTCGCTGACTTCGCTGCGTGGAGCAACAAGGTCTACATCGCCTGCGGTCAGACCAAGGCGTCGTACTGGCACGACAACGCAACCAAGCAGCCGCTCGCCATCGCTGGCAGCGGGAACTGGAACGACAACTACACGACGCCCGTCGGCGGCGTCTACCCATCGGCTGAGCTGACTGAGGCTCACGGTGGCTACACGTTCTGCGGCGACGTGTTCGAGAACTTCTCGGGCGGCGGCGCACTCCGATACCCCAACCGCATCCGCTGGTCCCACCCCAACGCACCGGAGGACTGGGCTCAGCAGGACTACATCGACATCCAGCAGGGCGGCGGCAGGATCACGGCGCTCCAGTCGTTCACCGATCACCTGATGATCTTCAAGGACGCCAGCGTGTGGGCGCTGTACGGCTACGACTCCGAGTCATGGCAGCTGGTGGAGGTGTCACGCAAGTCGGGGACGGTCTCCCCCACGACCGTCACCACGTCCGAAGACTCCTGCTACTACTACTCCCCGGCAGGCCGGTCGGCGGTCTTCGTCATCCAGGGCGGTGCCCGGCCCGAGTCGATATCCGAGCCGATCCGCCTGGTCATGTCGCAGTCGGTCAAGGTCGAGAACGTGTGGCTGTCCTGGGTGTCCAACCGCTTGTTCGTCAACATGCCATGGGTCCCGGAAAGAATTGTTCCGGCAACTTTCCAGGCGAGGGGTGCCTCGCAAAGGGACACGACCACCTTCGTCTTCGACCTGTTCGTCAAGGAGGGTGGAGCGTGGGAGGCGCTCAAGCCAGCGCGCGGTGGCCTGCGCTCCATGTTCGAGCTGCCCGCCTCCAAGGTTCCTTTCGGCGTGCTGGCTGCGGCGGGGACGGACCACTGCGTCGTTCAGCTCGGAGCCAACACCCAGGACGCCACCGACAAACTCAACCCAGCCCGAGACCCCGAGCCGTTTGTCGCCTACTACACGACCAACTGGAAGGACGGCGGCACAGAGGAGCTGCGCAAGCACTGGCTCCGTCCCCGCTTCGTTGTCCGCAACCCACAGCAGGACATGCAGTGGCTGGTGCGCGGATACCGCAACTACGACAACACCAACCAGTACCGGTCATGGACCATGGGGATCACGGCTGGCGGCCAGCCGTTCTGGCGTCAGAACGGGGCATCTGACCCCGATGGATTCGACTGGGCACCCACCGATGTGCCGGTGAACGGCAACGGCACCGTGAATCCTCCGTACGCCAACTGGGCTGCCCAGCAGGACGGCTCGCGCATCATCCGAGGTCAGGCTCTCGGCATCGCCCGTTCGATCAGGCTCGTGTTCACCCCTACCCCCGCCTACGCCGGTCGCGGGTGGGGCATCGACTCGATGGTTCTCAAACACGTCGATCGTAGATTCACCACATAGGAGCCGCCATGACAGTCCCCTTCAACTACGCCTTCAACATCGCCGCCGACACGCCAGCCATCGCTGACGAGGTGCAGTCCAACTTCGACGACCTGCTGGCGTGGATCAACAACAACTACATGCAGATCGACGGAACCCCCGTCATGACGGGGCCGATCACCCTGCCCGGCCCGCCCGCCGCACCCAACCAGGCGGCCAACAAGTCCTACGTCGATGCCGTCCTCCCCGTCGGGATCGTCCTGGAGTTCGCCGGGGCGGTGCTGCCGCCCAAGTTCCGGTGGGCGGACGGTGCGATCTCAGCCAGACCGATCCAGCCAACCAGCCTCTGTTC